AAGTTAAAACTAAAGATAGAAAAGAGCAATATGACGAAATTAAAACAAGTACTAACAAGATTATTGTGGCGACTTATGGTGTGGCCGCTGTGGGTATTAATATTCCTCGTATTTTTAATTTGGTTCTTTTGGAGTCCGGAAAGAGCTTTACCCGAGTTATACAGAGCATTGGGCGAGGCATTAGAAAAGCAGAAGACAAAGACTTCGTCCAGATCTGGGATCTAACAGCGGCCAGTAAATATGCCAAAAAACATTTAACGGAGCGTAAGAAATTTTATAGAGATGCTCACTATCCGTTTACTATAGAGAAAGTAAAATACCAATAATGCAAATTTTAACATTAGATAATAAAACAATGTATCTCAATGATCTCCCTGATGAGATAGAAGACGATATTAGGTTCGCAGTCCTAGATAACAGCGATAATGCAAATCCGGATTATTTTTATATTCCGTTAATATTTCTAGAATCATTTACCGGACCAGCGGTAGTTCTTAGGATAGGCAAACATGAAGTAACTATGCCTCTTGACTGGTGCTGTATTGTAGGTGATCCAGAAGGGCCAGATATGGAAATTCTACCAATCACAAGTCTTAATGATAGGGGATTCAAGGCATATTGTTTCAACCCGTTATCAAGTTTTAGACCAGAATTTCACGAGATTGATATTATTAATGTATACCAAGATGTTAAATGGTATTTTCCAAAGATGAAACCTGGGCAACTATTATGCACTCCGCTAGAAGGAGGGGAGTCTCCTCTATGTGCGTATTTTGTTAAAGAAGTTAGTAGACAATGTGAACTAGTAGATTACACCAAATGTTGGTAATTTTAAGGAGTTTGTATGATCACTGTAGAAAAATTAGAACACCATATAACCCATCTAGAAGAGAAGCACAAAAATATTGCTAAAGAAGTTGATGTATTACAAAATACACACGGCAATGAATTAAAACTAGAAACTCTTAAAAAAATAAAGTTACATCTTAAAGATGAGATTGCAAGAAACAAATATCAATTAGAACAAATAAAAGGATTAAAATGAGTTATCTATTTACAAGTGAAAGTGTTAGTGAAGGACATCCAGATAAAGTAGCGGATGCAATTAGTGATGCTATTTTAGATTTAGTAATGTCAAAAGAAGACCCTGCATTACGATGTGCATGTGAAACATTAGTTACTACAGATACTGTAGTAGTTGCCGGAGAATATAAAGGAATCCTTCATAACGAAGAAGTTGACACCGCTATTCGTAGAACAATTAAAAACATTGGATACGAACAAGAAGGCTTTCACTGGCAGACTGCTAAAATTACAAACCTACTACACGGACAGAGTGCAGACATTGCATTGGGTACAGACAATTTTGGTGCAGGTGATCAAGGACTTATGTTTGGATATGCTTGTAACGAAACAGAGGTATTAATGCCAAGTGCAATTTATTGGTCTCATCGTATTGTTGAAGAATTAACAAAACTTCGTAAGAATAGCGCAGTAGCTTGGTTAGGACCAGATGCTAAGTCACAGGTAACATTTGAATACGATGACAACAATAAACCAGTTCGTATTGCTAAAGTCGTTTGTAGTACACAACATTCTGCAGATATTCAATTACCTGCATTAAGATTAGCAATCACTGAAATTATTCGAGCTGTACTTCCTCCGGAGTTTGTTGATGTTAGAACTGAATTTTTTATTAATCCCACTGGGCGTTTCGTTATTGGTGGTCCTGATGGCGACACTGGGCTCACTGGAAGAAAAATTATTGTGGATACCTACGGTGGTTATAGTCCTCATGGTGGTGGTGCTTTTAGTGGGAAAGATCCTACCAAAGTAGATCGCTCGGCGGCGTACATGATGCGTTACATCGCTAAAAATATTGTAGCAAGCGGCAAGGCAGATTGGGCAACTTGTCAGATTAGCTATGCTATTGGTTTAGCAGAACCTATGAGTTTTTACATAGAAACTGATCATCGACCACAAAGCCGAGAGTTAACTAAATGGGTACAAGACAACATTGATTTAACCCCAAAAGGCATTATTGAAAGATTCAATCTGTTCCGCCCAATTTATAGTTCAACTACAAATTACGGTCACTTTGGTAAATCATACCTTCCTTGGGAAGAAATTAATTTATTTTAATATATGGGATCACTTACTCCGGGCGCAACATTAATCTACGAGAGAGTAGGAGATAAAGTATACTCTCGAGAAGCAGGTCAACTAGAAAGGACACTTGTGGGATACGATTATAAACGAGATCCATTGGACCATAGAAATTATATGAGCAGTCCGCAAGATGCTCAATTGTGGCACGATATTAGGATGGCAGCTACAACCAATAAGTCTTTACAAGATGCACTAGAACGTGCTAAAATGTTATATTATCTTAGCAAAGAATACGAGGAAAAACATGGAAACAACAGAACTACCCTTGGATGGTAAATCAGAAGTCGAACTAAATCTTCCAAAAGAAGAATTATTCCAATTAATGCTAATGGCACATGAGCGCGACTTAACATTAAACCAAATGGTTGAATACGTATTGCGTCAGGAAATTGAGAGATTAAATGGCAACAGCACCGAAGCTTGATATCAAACGCGAGTTAAGTGCCGTTGATCATAAGAACTACGACTTTTATGATAATCTAACTCCTGAAGAAAAGAAAGCATTTAGTCCGTTTATATTAATGCGATATACCGCAAGTGTGCAAGGCGATCAAGATGTTCAAGAACACTTTCTTGAAATGACTAACGAATTAGTTAATAAGAATCATTGGACATTAAGTAAAGATCATAAGCCGTTATTGTGGAAATTATTTGCGGCCACCGGCGTAGGAATTTCCGCCTATCATCCTTATCTAGCCGCAGGCAAAAAGTCTAAGGCAGTTAAAATTGAAAAGCTATTATGCGAGCTATACCCTGCAATGAAAATGGATGAGATTAAATTAATGGCTAGTATGATGGACAAAGCTGATATAACAGAATTATTTGATAAGATGGGTTTTGATAAAAAACAAAGGAAAGATTATGAATAATTTTTGGACTGTAATAATTGATAAAGACGGTAACGTTTTTTTAGAAAATGAGGCACACCGAGGTGTTACATTTCTTCTTAACGGAACGTTTGCTAACCAAGACGAGGCAACATTGTTTGCTAGTACAATAGCAAGAAAAATAAACGGAACTTTATGATTCCATTGGCAGAGCAACCTTATAATTGTGTTCATTGTGGCAAGAGTTTTATGAAAGAAAAAACTCTATATGCCCACATGTGCGAAAACAAACGTAGGGCAATGCAAAAAGACGAAAAACGTGTTCAGGCCGGATACATGGCATTTAACAAGTTCTTTAAGATGACACAAGGTGCAAAGAAAGAAAAGACGTATGACGAATTCTGTAAAAGCCCTTACTATAATGCTTTTGTTAGATTTGGAAGTTTTGTAAACAATGTAATGCCAATCTATCCCGAACGCTTTATGGATTATGTAATTAAAAGTGGAGTTAAATTAGATCATTGGTGCAGAGATGAATTGTATGAAACATATCTATTTGAAATGATTAAAACAGAACCAACGGAATCTGCTGTACAACGAACTCTACAAACAATGATGGAATGGGGTGACGTTAGTCAAGCACAATTTAATCATTATTTTAATTATGTAAATCTTAATAGAGCAGTACACGATATTAGGAATGGAAAAGTTAGTCCCTGGGTCATATTAAATTGTCGGTCTGGTAAAGACTTATTAAATAAATTAAATGATGATCAGTTAGATATGATTGCCCCAGCATTTGATCTACCTTTCTGGTTAAAGAAATTTAAGGCGGTGCCTGCAGATGTTGCATTGGTCAAAGAAATATGTAACGAGGCTGGAATAGAATAATGGATATTGATATTGATTTTGCAGATAGGAAAAGAGTGCTTGATATTATTAAGCACATTCCTGCAACCATAGTTGATAAAGATGGTACTTTTAAGAAACACAATACTGGTGTATATTGTCATTCTATTCCGTACAATCCTATCAGCGGAACTGCCGGAATAGAATACAAAGAAGCAGAAGAACGCGGATATTTCAAGATTGATTTCTTGAACGTTAGTATGTACGATGGTGTTCGTAATGAAGACCATTTAATTAAACTGATGGAGGCTGAGCCACTATGGGATTTACTTTTACAAGACGAGTTTGTGAATCTGTTATTTCATTTGAACGGGTATGGGGAGGTACTGAGGAAGACTTGCCCTACTTCTGTGGAACAATTAAGTGCGGTCCTCGCTATGATACGTCCAGCCAAGAGATACTTGATTGGGAAGGATTGGACGACGATAATGAAGGAAGTCTGGATCAAACCGACCACTGATGAATATTTTTTTAAGAAGGCACATGCTGTAGCTTATGCAATGGCTATTGTTGTGCAAATGAATTTAATTTGTGAAAATATAAGTTACGGATATAATTAGGAGATACAATGGAAACTATTTTTGACTACTACAACTATTACAAGAACACCCCAGGTGATATACATGAACACATGGAAACAATTTATAAACATGCTTTAGAATGTGACCATATTACTGAAATGGGCGTCCGTGGAGTTGTTACAACTTGGGCATTTTTATTAGCACGACCTAAGAAATTAGTCAGCTATGATGCTATGCCTTGCCCTATTGAAAAGGCACGACAGTTAGCACCTAAGTACGGTGTAGATTTTGAATTTAAGGTAGGCGACACTGGCAATCCAAGTACAGTAATTGCACCTACAGATTTATTATTCCTTGACACATGGCACATTTATGAGCAACTTAAACAGGAATTAAAACTGCACGGCGACTATGCTAGAAAATATATTATTATGCATGACACCACAGTGTTTGGGGACATTAGGACTGGAGAACATTTTGATTGCTATGTTAAGCCCGGACCTGAAGGAAAAGGATTATGGCCTGCGGTAACAGAGTTTTTAGAAGAGAACAAAAACTGGATTATTAAAGATAGATATACAAACTGTTGCGGTTTGACTATCTTACAAAGAATTTTCTAAAATTTAACTTTTCTAGGATTTCTAACCAACTGTATTGATTTTCGTTTGATTCGCTTTTCTGCGATATCTCCGAGATTTACAGTTGGTCCAAATATAACTTCTACATCCTTACTATTAAAAGTTTTAATAAAAGGCTTGAACAAAATCATATCTTGTTTTAGAAAAATATTGATAGGTATTTTACGATTACTTTCCCACCACCAGGCATCTCCTAACTCTAGAAATGCAGTATGTTTTCCTGAGGCATTTATACTGGAATAATCATATATACTAGTAACTTGCTGATCAAAATTAATAATGATACCCAGATACTCGGCATCATTACACCTAATGCAGGTCATAAACGGATAGTTTGTTTGGAAGCTGTCTTTTGTTGTCATTAGTTCTAATAAATACCTTATGCAGAAATTACCAGTCTATTTATATACCAATTTGTTCGATGTTATACTAGATCTGGACAATAACAGGGGAATTCACCAAATTATGTATCAACGACCACTTAAAATACAAAAAGGTGTACGCAATTCAGTGCAGGTACAGTTTAAGAACTCAGATCAAAAACGTGTTAATATTTTAGGCATGTCGTTTAAGATAAATGTATACGATAACGCGGATCAAACATTGGTGTTATCTAAAGCTGTTAACGTTTTAGATAACGGTACAACCTATGCATTAAAAGGATTAGCCGAAGTTACATTTAACGAAGAAGATGTTCTAAACATTTCAAGTAAACAATATAATTTTTCCATAACTAAATTGGAAGACGACGGTAGTTATAGTGCGGCATACTCAAACGTATTTTATGATGTTGCCGGAATTCTTGAAGTCAAAGATGAAGTATTTCCGGTACTACGCCCAAGCCTTGAAATTAAAGATTTTCAAAGAAACTTTAATCCAGATCAAGATAAACGTTGGTGGGAATACGACACCGGAAACCTTAGAGTGCAAACTAGTCGACAATTATCTGGAGCATTACATACCGCTGCCTTTTATCTAAACAAGTTTAAGGGATTTGTAATTGTCGAAGGCACATTAGAAAACAGTCCAGGTACCTATGCCAAGTATGCTACAATAAGTTCAAAATTCTATAGTACAGCATTTAACGGAGTTGACTATATTAATTTTAATGGCATTTTTACCAATATTCGAGTTAAGTACATTCCAGCAACTGATCCATCTAGTGGATTAAACACCAATGTTGCTTACTCCGGAACATTTGACAAAGTACTAATTAGAAGTTAAAATTGTTGCATGAATCTGATTCAAGCAACGGTACAAAATCTCTTACCTCCAAAGAAAAAAGCCACTCCTAGTGGGTGGATCAGTTTCAACGCACCCTGTTGCCATCATAACGGTGAAAAACAAGACAAACGTCAACGTGGCGGAATGTTGTTTAACAATGATGGATTCCAATTTCATTGCTTTAATTGTAATTTCAAAGCGGGTTGGACTCCTGGTAAACTTCTAAGTAATAACACTAAAAAGTTATTCAACTGGATGGGATTACCTGATGTAGAAATACAAAAGCTAGGACTTGAAGCATTAAAAAACAAAGAGGATATGCCCACAGTATCTAAACCTCTTAATTTTGATTTGCAGGAAAAAGAGTTACCCGAAGGGTCCGAAACATTATTCAGTTGGGCAATGGATCCAATGCGGGTAAGTGACGAGCTAAGAGAAAACTTAATTGATTCTATACAATATGTTATCAATAGAGGATTTGATCCACATGACAAAAGATTTTTCTGGAGTCCTGCACCCGGGTATGCAGATAGAGTAATAATCCCGTTTTATCAAGATGGCAAAATTGTAGGTTATACTGGACGTAAAATAACAGAAGGTAAACCTAAGTATCTTACAGACAGTCAAAGCGGATATGTTTTTAATATTGATGCACAGACACCTGATCGAGATTATGTAATTTTAGTTGAAGGGCAGTTTGATGCATTGGCTGTAGATGGATGTGCTGTAATGCATAATGATCCTAATGATGCACAAATTATGCGTCTAAACGCATTACAACGAGAAGTTATTGTAGTACCTGACAGAGATAAACCCGGAGCTAAAATGTTAAAATCTGCAATAGATAATAATTGGTCTATGAGTTTACCACCATGGGGTAGTGATGTTAAAGATGTGGCAGACGCTATGAAAAAGTATGGCAGACTGTATACCTTAGCCACAATCTTACACTACCGAGAAAGCAATAAGATAAAAATAGAATTACAGAAGAAAAAACTAGAAGCATTATATGAATAAAAAAGAACAGAAAGACAAACCAAATTACGGCTTTGATATACAAAAACTTTACTTAGAAATGTTTCTAAGTGATGCTGAAACATTTACACGTTGCCAAAGTATTTTCGATCCTGAAAATTTTGATCAGAGATTGCAAACTCCTGCAAAATTTGTTACAAAATATGTTGACGAGTATAAAGTAATTCCTGACTCTACAATTGTAAATGCTAGTTGTGGAACAGACCTACAGTCAGTATCACTGCCCAAAGAAAACTACGAATGGCTCATGGATGAGTTTGAAAACTTTAGCCGACATAAAGGATTAGAGAGAGCAATTTTACAGTCGGCAGATATGTTAGAAAATGGTGACTACGGTCCAGTTGAAAAACTGATCAAGGATGCTATACAGATTAGTTTGAACAAGGATATGGGCACTGACTACTTTGCTGATCCTAGAGGCAGACTACAAAAACTCAAAGACGGTAACGGCCAGATCAGTACAGGATGGCCCAGTATTGACCGCAAACTTTATGGTGGTTTTAACCGCGGCGAGTTGAACATTTTCTGTGCAGGATCTGGTGGTGGTAAAAGTTTGTTCTTAGCTAACTTGGGCGTAAACTGGGCACAGCAAGGACTTAATGTTTTATATCTAACATTTGAATTGGCGGAAGGTTTAGTTGCTATGCGACTGGATTCTATGATGACAGGTATCACTACACGTGAGATTTTTAAGAACTTGGATGATGTAGAATTGAAGGTTAAAACTCTCGGAAAACGTGCGGGAAGTATACAGATCAAGTATATGCCCTCGGGGAAAAATTGTAACGATATTCGAGCCTATTTGAAGGAATATCAGGTCAAAAAAGGCGTAAAACCAGACGTAATTTTAATAGATTACCTCGATTTGATGATGCCTTTATCTGTGAAGGTAAGTCCTAGCGATCTGTTTGTTAAGGACAAATATGTATCAGAAGAGATCCGTAACTTGGCTATGGAAACGCAATGTATTACTGTAACAGCGTCACAGTTAAACCGGTCAGCAGTGGAAGAAATTGAGTTTGATCACAGTCATATCTCGGGTGGCTTGTCGAAGATTATGACAGCAGATAATGTAATCGGTATCTTTACAAGCCGTGCTATGAAGGAACGTGGACGTTATCAAATACAGTTTATGAAGACACGCTCTAGTAGTGGTGTTGGACAGAAAGTTGACCTGGAATTTAACGTGGACACTTTGCGTATTAACGACCTAGGTGAAGAAGAAGACAATCGTAGTTTGAATCAAGGTGGCGGCAAGACCAGTAATAACGGACCCGCACAAGGCATCATTGCAGGGCTAAGAAGAACTAGTAGTGTAACAACAAGTTCAAATGTTGATGAAGAAACTGGGGAAATTATTGATCCAACTAAGGGCATAAATGTACCAAAAGTTAGAGCAGATGTAGGTGGTGCAAAAATTAGATCTATGTTGGCTAGTCTAAACAGCGAGAAGGATTAAAACCATTCCTTAACTTCTAGGCATACTGCTTGTCCAATGGCAGTATGCCATTGTTCTTCGTTATTAACATCAAATACATTGTCAACAGTTGCCGGGGCATCTAACCATTTATGTTGATCTGTCCACGGCTCTTCTCCGCGCATTTCGCCTTCTAATTGTCCTGGCGCCCAAGAACTAATCCCACAGATTGCTCTATATCTCAAAGGTCCTGTACCTGCGCTAAGTGCGGCTAAAATACTAATGTCAGTGGTAACTGATATTCCCTCAGTTATTTTGGTAGTGCCCGAACTTTTCCAGTCTGAAGTGTGTAATATACATACCCTACTTCTTTCTAAAGGCCCGCCAATATATAGCGGAGCATTTACATTAGTTAAGTTGGCCATCCCCACATGATTCAATATATCTGCTAGGCAGCAATCTTTATCGGGGATTTCTTTATTAAGCATAACACCCCATGCACCACTAGAATTATGCTTAACAATAAGCACAACTGATTCCTGAAAAAAGGAACTGGTACATTTGGGTTGGGCGATTAATAATCGACCTTTGTAATTGTCTAGTAACATATAGATATTTACCGTATAAATACCTTATATGAGCAATATAGACTCTGCTTTAGTAGCATCACATAAGAATCTAAACCCTAAAATTTGGTCTAAAGATAACAATCTTAAGCCCGAAGTTCAGGTAGCGTTACTACGGATAGCCAAAGAATTTTACGAATTTTTAGACTTCGACGCACCCCTTGCAGATATACAGGTAACTGGAAGTCAGGCCAATTTTAACTACACAATCCTAAGTGATCTCGACCTACACCTAATTGTGCCCTTTGAAAGCGTTACCTGCGATCAACCTGTAGAATCAATGTTTGATGCTAAACGCAAACTATGGAAGGAACGCCACGACATTACCATCCATGGAATACCAGTAGAAGTTTATGTTGAAGATACAGCCCGTCCAGTTAATGGTAGCACGTTCAGTGTGTTAAAAAACAAGTGGTTGTCTAAACCCGTATATCGAGAAGCTGACTGGGATCAAGAAGAGATACTACGTGAAGTAAAAATTTGGTTAGAGCGCATGGTCACAGTAGTTTCCAGTAGAGACCTTGAAAAAATACAAGACTTTAGAGAACAGTTAAGTGACTACAGACAATCAGGTCTAGACGCCAATGGCGAGTTTGGAACAGAAAATCTAACATTTAAGGCACTACGGAATTTAGGTGCCATTAGCCAGCTTATGCAAATTCTGGCAAGTTTAGAAGATCAAAACCTTAGTATATAACTTGTTCTTTGGCATTGCGTCTGCTATACTTACAAGTATTATATGACAATATCAATATCCGTTATCGAAACACGAGATCAGACCAAAGCCATAAGAGCAGTTCGCAGTACATTGGTCAATACACCTGCCACAAGTGTATATTGGGTCAGCAATAGACCCTGTGATGAAGACCTAGGTGTTCCGACTACTTGGATACGTGTGGCCAATCCCAAACCCGAAGATTTTAATGTATGGTACAGTGAAATTACTCTACGCATACTGCCCGCAGTTGTCAATACAGATCATAACATAATAGTGCAGAACGACGGATTTGCCGTTAATATATCAGCATGGACCAACGAGTTCCTAAAGTATGATTATATTGGTGCACCGTGGTTATGGTGGGGACCACCTGAAGAACAAGTGGGCAACGGTGGATTTAGTCTACGCAGTCGTAAACTGTATGATGCCCTAGTTGATTGGCGTCCAGGGTGGACAGCCAACGAATGGCCCAACCTAGACCCAAAATACTATAACCCCAACAATCGCAATGGACTCAATGAAGATAATCTCATTGCTGGCCCATTTAGACTATACTTAGAAACACACTACGGTATACAATATGCACCTGTTGATCTAGCACATCAATGGAGTATAGAAGGCAGAGAAAGCTGGACTAATCCTTGGTTCCGAAAGAGCCTGGGATTTCACGGAGCAGAAGCCGCACATGAATATGGAATTAAACTATGAACAATCACAAACAACCCGACGAAGCATTTGAAAAAGCCATGGCAGACTTTCTGGCCAAGGGCGGAGTTATAGAACAAGCGGCCTATCAAAAGAGTGGCCGTGTTGAAGGTGCTGGCTATGTAAGTCCCTGGGGTGCTAAGAAAGCAGGTCGTCCCAGTGCCGCAGACAAGGCCAATTTACCGCCTACTGAGGAAGACGAAGAATGAAACTGTACAAACATAGTAATGGTAAATTAAGTCTCTTCCCCGAACATATACCCAAAGGTTGGGAGGTCATGCTTAGACCAGATACCTTTGAAGTAGTGTGGCGTAAAATTAGGAGTTAACACATGAGCGGTACTCCAGCAAACTCTGGCCCGGGCATAACGGGCTTTATTGAAATCTTTGAAGGGCGGCTTAATAAAATGAAGTTGCACCTTAAAGAAGAATTGAGCAAGGCCAAGCATGAACGTGATAAGGCGGCTATCCGACGTATTACCGCCGATGCCCGTAAACTCAACAAGACACTGAAAGAAATGCGTAATGCCACTGTCAAACTGTGCCCCCATTGCGGAGAAAAGCTATGAGCAACAACGAAGACCTGGCCCGTGAACTAGTGGGCCTAAAGCAGGATCTAGTATGGATTACCTTCGTACTGGAACGACTGGAAAAGAAAGTGGACCTAGTACAGCGATTAGTGCTGGACCCTCCATACTCACAAGAATCAACTCAATCAAAGAACTTAATATGAAAACTCTATATCTAGACATGGATGGCGTAGTAGCAGACTGGGTAGCGGGCTGTGCCCTAATCATTGGCTACGAACTGCCCGATCCCAATGCCATGTACCCCAATGAAGACTGGGCCAAAATACGCGAAGATCAACACCTTTTTGCCAAGTTGCCCAAAATGGCTCTAGCCGATGATCTAGTCACACTGGCACGTAAGTTTAGAGATGAACTAGACTGGGAACTGAAGTTTCTTACAGCAGTACCCCATGGCAACGACATGCCCTGGACGTTCTGGGACAAGATGCAATGGTGTCAAAAATATTACCCAGATATCCCCACAATGTTTGGCCCTTACTCAAGAGACAAATGGCGCCACTGCAAGCCCGGCGATATACTGGTAGATGACCGCCCGGATAACTGTGCCAGTTGGCGTGATCACGGGGGAGTATCGGTACACGTTGCAGAGTACAACCTAGTTCGGGCCATCGGTGAGTTGGGGGAGATTTTTGATAAAGAGCGCGAAGCGCGAAACCGGTAAAAAAGAAATTTATACCGGCTTTATCTACCCACTTAATTGTTTTTACACGTTAGCATTAAAGGGACTATAGGGCTTATCATCCCATCCTGCCTCGGGCGCCCACGGTAAGCGTGTTACCAGGAACTGCGGAGGGTTAGCCGCTTGTTCCAACAATACAGCGATTCTACCATCGGCCAGGGCAGTGATCTGCTTGACCCCCTCTATACCCAATGTGCTCATAATCCACCCTACTGCCACAGTCTCTGTTAACTGATCAAAGGGTAAGTAGCTGTTGGGATCTAGATTGTCCGTTTGTATACCTACATTGCCCTCATACTGATAACTGACAGTATTAGCTGGGTCTGTGGCTGTCAAGGTAAAATTAGCTATAGTAGCAAGTTTAGGGTAATTGGGTCTCTCTTCTGTGATGAAGTAGTTAATTTTCCAAGAGTAATTGTTTGACATAATCGTATCAGTATCCTATATAAAATGTATTTAGTACGCGGTTTGCTTCCATAAGGCGTATTGTTCCTGGTTAAACCACTGTACTTGTACTTCACTGAACATCCAGCATAGTTCTTTGGTAAGCGTTGCCAGTTGCTCTAGTGTAATAGACTCTATGTCACTACGTGTAAAGTAGGGTATCCTATCTACGGTGAGTTCAATCATAACGCTAGTATCCATATAAAACCGATGAACAAGCCCATGGCAAACCCGTATAGTGACATGAGTATGAGCACGGGTATGTACAGTAGCTCATAGTAAAGCACACTATAGAGTGGGTCCGCGGTAAATTCTTCCACGGTGGGCAGGCATGGGAAATCAGTGTTGTACATAGTGTTATTTACGTGTAGAGGTCTATAGCTAGACCCAAAAATTTGCTACGCAAATTTTTTTATGGGTGGAATTTAGATCGGGTGGGGGTTTATACCACATTATAAATAATACACTATGAAAACAGCAATAATACTATTAGCAGTACTGATCACAGGATGTAGCAATATTGAACGTGTATACGGTGATCCTATTGAATTAGCAAAAAAAGACTGCGCTAAAATAGGTTATTATGGACAAGCATACGTACAATGTGTGGATAGAACTGTGCAACAAATTAGAGCCCAACGTAGTGCAGAACGTGCGGCGGCTAACAGTGCTCCTGTAATACGGCAATCAATAGAATATCCACAATGGCAACCAATAGAACAACCTGCATTGCGAAGCAATAGAGGTGTAACGTGTACACCACGTTTGGGCGGTAGAATAGACTGCGCTCCTAATTAACCCAGAATTGGTCTACAGTGGCTAAAAAATTGCCGCGCAAAAATAACGAGAGTTGGAGATCTGTACCCCTGGTGATCTAGTCTAAGTGGGGGTGGTATTTTGGGAACTTTTGGCATGCACTGTTGCGCTAACGCAACACTGCGGGCAATGAGCACCACCCCACCCCAGGTGGCCCCACCACCACCTCAGGTTAGATCAAAGCCTTCGTTGATCAACTCTTCTACAGCTTCGTTAAAGGCCGACTCTAGATCCCATACAGCGGCCGCTGTGAGCTCGTCCTTCTTGCGGCGTGCCCGTGCTGTACCCTTCTGATACACTAGATGTATGTGCTCTGCACAGTAGCTACGCCCTGCTAGGGCAGTGTGTGTGCATGTAGGCTGTAGACGTGTGTAGCCTAGCTCTGTGCCTATGTATTGGCATGGGTTAAGCATTGTCATCTGTGTATCCTTTAACTGTTCTAATCTGTTTAGCTTCTTGTAGCATGTCATTGGCCTTGTGGAGCACAGCTTGGCTTAGCTCTATGGCATCATCATAGCCCTCTGAGCGGGCCATGTGCTCTCCTGCCCAGAACAGCGCAACCACACACCAGAAGGCCCAGTGTGTAAAGTCTGCTCCTAGGGCACTGAGCGTTAGGCCCAGTGCTGTATATAATGCTAGACGTTGTAACATTAGGCCCGCTTCATGCATGTGGTCTTGGCCATAGCAGTCCAAGTCTTTGGAAAGCTCTTACGCAGGTCTGCTAGCTTGAGCACCATACGCAGGCTCAGCTCGCGCAACTTGCCCTTGTTGTCATCAATGAACTTGATCAGCTCTTCTTTGATGCCAGCGTCGAACTCATAGCGGTCCAGCATGCCTGCTTCGTTGACTACTTGCTTGATGCGGAGGATCTTCTCGCGCTCTGTGTCCATCTGCAGATCAATGTAGTGGCAACGGCTTTCCAATGCGTCCAAGTGATCACGGAGCTTCTTGCTACGAACGTGCTCAAACTTAATATTAGTGATAAAGATTGCGGCACCCTTGAACTCAAAGCGATCTGGAATGCCTTCTGAGCGCAGGAGTCGGCTGTCAGTGTTCCATGCAATGAAGCGGCGCTCTGAACTGTCTAATGCACCTTTGAGAATGTTCAAGCTCAGCTCGTCCATCAACACACCGTCACAGTCATCAAAGACTACAACGTTTTTAGCCGCGGAGAACTCGTACAACTTGGCGTAGAGGCCCAAGGCTGACATAGCACCCTTGACCACTTCGTATTTGGGCTTGCGCTCTGCTA